TTTCTCCACCGGGTCGGAGGCCGCCCCCCGCACCTTGATGTCAAAGCGCTTCAGCTGCCGCTGAAAGGCGTCCAGCCCCTCCATGCCGGTTCCCTTGTACTGCTCAGAGGGGTCCAGACGCTCCAGCACCTGGGTAAAGGAGCGGCCCGCCTCCTGATACATCCCCTTTTCCAGCTTGATGGTGTCGCAATGATTTGCCATATTCAAAGCCTCCTTTTTCAACTTACAGGCAGACCACGGCGGTGTGACCGCTGTTGTCCGCACTGACCACCAGGACCTCCGTACCTCCGGTGGAGACGGGCTTCACGCCGCCGGTCCCGTCGGCGGCCAGCTTCACCCGGCCCAGCGTCACTGTGCCGGAGGTTGGCAGACAGGCGAACCCCTTCACCTGCACCCCGGCGAACCCGCTCCGCACCGACAGGGCCAGCCCGCAGAAGGCGTCTCCGTCCGTGCAGGCCCCCACCTCGCCGTTTCCGGTGATCTTCACCACTTGGCCGGGCTTCACATCCTCCCGAGCCGTGAAGGTGGCGGTCACCATGCCGATGTCCTCAAACGAAACCTTGCTCATTCTGACTCCTCCTTTGATGGTTGTTTCTCCCTCAAATCAAAAATGCTCCGTCCTCCCGGGGCTCCTCTCCCGGCTTCTGGGCATATTCCAGCTGGACCGGCAGGGGATAGCGCTCCCGGGCTCTGGCCTGATAGGCCCGCTTCAGGGCCTGAAGCTCCTCCGCGTCCAGCTTGTCCGTGATCTGCTTCAGCACAGTCCGGTCCAGGCCGCTGTCCGCCAGTGCTCCCATCCGCACCACCTCCTCCCGGAGCGTGGACAGCCACTTCCGGCCCAGGGCTGCCTCCCGCTCCAGCCCATCCAGCTCCCGGATACACAGGTCCCGGCCCGCCGCCAGCTCCCGGAGGGTCTGCGCGGGCTCCCCGGCAGGACAGAGCCCCTTCACCACACCGGCCCTGGGCTGGGCGGGCACCGCCACAAAGGAGAACTCATAGGCGTCCACGGCCTCCTCCAGCTGGAAAAAACACCGCGCTCCGTCATAGACCTCCCCGGGCTTGTGTCCGCAGTCCTGCCCACGCTCCGTACCGCAGATGGAGCATACCGCCCGCTTCACAGCGCAGCCCACGCTGACCTCCTTCTTGATGCCCCCCTCGATCTCTGCGATCAGGCCTTGGTTGTCCGGGGTGCGCACCATATAGGCCCAGCCCTTCAGCCAGCAGTAGCCGTCTCCCGCCTGGGTGAGGCGCTCCGGCTCCCGCACCACCTCCGTGCGGTAGAGCCGGGCGGCCTGTCCCCGGGCGCTCCAGCTGTGGTCGAACAGCCCGCTCTTGCCCACAAACAGGGGGGCCAGCTGCTCCAGCGTTTTCTCCGGGAACCGCTCCTGGTCCCTGTCCACCTCGTTGTCGCACAGCCGCAGGGAAAAGGTGTACACCTCCTCTGCCCGCAGGGGTGACTTGGCAAAGCGGTTGATCGCCGCCAGCTCTGCCTCCGCCGGCACGCCTCCCGTTGCCTCCAGATTTTTTTCGAGTTCTTTCATACCTCTCTCCTTGTATGGAACGCGGCCGCCTCCGCCGCGTCGTTCTCAAGCCGCAGCTTCCGCGCCTGCTCCAGATAGAGGGCCGCACGGGCGTCCTCCACCTCGTCCTGGAGGTTGATGTCCTCCCACAGGACTTCAAAGCCGCAAGTATACCCGTGCATCCGCAGCCACAGCCGGCAGATCCGCTCCACCACCGGCGTAATGGTCCGCCGGATGGCCGTGATCTCCGTGGTGAGCATGTCCGCCTGCTGGGAGCTCATCCGCTCCGTGGAGCTCCAGCTCAGTCCCAGCATAAAGGGCGGGATCCCCGTCTTGGCCACCACCTGTTCCAAAATCTGCCGCACCGGCACCTCGCTGTCCAGGACGGGCGCGTCAGCGCCGATGACCTGGATATCCACATCTCCCACAGCCACAAAGTCCCGCACGCTGCCGCTCCTGGTATCCTGCATGGCCCGGGACCACTCTCCTGCCAGCATCCGGCTCCGCTCCTCCGCTTGGCCGTTTCCGCCGTCCCGGCAGGTGACGGCGAAGCGCAGGCTGCCGCATCGCTCCCAGTTAATCCCGATGGTGTGGTAGATCTTCATCAGGATATCCGTCAAAAACGGGAGCCCCCGCAGAAGGGACACGCCATAGGGGCTGTCCGCCTCAGGATTCAGAGGCGTGAACAGCAGCAAGTCCTGACAGGGCAGCGGCCCCATCCGCCCCTGCTCGTCGGGGCCGCAGATTGTAAATGCCAGGGGATGGTCTCCCTCCCGAATCTCAATATCCTCCACCCGGCCCCACAGCACGGCCGCAATCTCCCGGTTTCCTGCTGCGGGCACGATCTCCCCGATGGCTCGCCCGCAGGTCAGCAGAGCGTCCAGGTAGCCCTCCAGAAAGGCATTGACCCCATACTGCCCCCGTCCAGCCGGGACCGTGCGGAGGAATTCCCCCAGCCCCCGCTCTGCCGCCGGGTCGGAACAGGCCGCCGTCACACCGCCCACCATCCGGATCAGCTTGTAGATGGCGGCGTCCACCACCGGCACCGCCTCCCGTACTGCCCGGTACAGCCGGATCTCCCCACTGCGCATGGGCACATACTGCCCCAGCAGTCCAAATGGGTGGTGTCCCGTCTCCCGCAGCTGGACCGACGCTCCCGCCGGCGCCGTCTGTTTCCGAAACCACTTCAACTTCCAAACCTCCCGTCCATTCCTTACCGCGGTCCCTCAGGCCCGTCTCTCCACCCAGGTGGCCGCAAAGCCATTCTGCTCTTCCGCCGCCAGATCCATGGCGAAGTACCGCAGATCGTCCATGGCGTGGTCCTGCTCCTTTTTCGGAGCGTCCCGCCGCCCCTTGTCGTCCCAGCAGTACGTTTCCATCTCCCGCAGGCAGTCGGCGCAGGCACCGCAGATCACGATCCGCCGCCGCTTCAGCAGGTCCGCCGTCACCCGGATGCCGTCGGCCACATCGTTGTCCGCCCGGACCACCCGGAATCCCTCCCGCCGCAGCGCCTCGATGAAGCTTGCCGCCGACGGGTCCACGATCACCCTTGTGATCTCCCTGCCCTCCGCCAGCTCCCGCAGGTCCCGGACATACTCTGCGTCGGTCTTCTGCCGTCCCTCCCGGCGGGAGTCGTAGTAGAACTCCCCCACCCGGTACCAGATCTCTCCCTGCCGGCCCCACAGGCCGAAGGAGGCCGGGTTGGCGGTGCCGTAATCCACAGAAATCCGCCACTCCTGAAAATCTCCCTCCGGCACAGGCACGCTGTCCCGGTCCCGGTCGAAGAAGTCGTACACCCGCCCCTGGGCGGCTGTCCACTCCCCCAGCACGAATCGCCGGTAAAAAACGCCGGAGTAGGC